ATAATGCCCACCTACCGCCGTTCTTACCTCTCTCTTTTCCTCTTTCATATCGCCCAATTTTTAATTCTTAATTTTTAATTCTTCATCGCCTCCTCAATATCCTCCTTGTTTATGCCGGTCTTTTTACTAACAAACAGCGCCAACACCTTGCCGATATTCAAGTCTATGCCTTTTGGTTTCAAAATGTTCGCCAATATGCTCGCGCCCTCTACCGCGCAAATCAATAAGCACATCCACTTTTCCAATTGCTGCCCACTCTTGGCGGCCACGTCTATCATGCACACCATAACCACAAATGCAAAGTACGTCACCATCTTGCCCATCGTGGCACGTATCGCGCGGCTCACGCGCACCTCTTCCCCCATTAGCAACGATTTTCGCACACCGGCCACCAAATCGCACACAATCACCGCCGCCGTAACCAATAACCATGGTATCATATGCCCCATGCTCTCGGCCATCATCGCACCGGCTATGCTCGCAAAACCGGCCGTCGTTCCTTTCACTACACTATCGCTCAACATGTCAATTTACGATAAGGTTTAACCAACACATCAAACGCATAAGGCACAACATTCTGTCCCACACTCGCCACCGGCTCTCTATTCCGGTAACTATGGGCGGCCATCATCAGCACGGCCAATTTTAAGCGCGTAGGAAACCACTCACCCTCCGGCAACTCATCCGGCGCAATCTCGCCGGTCTGCTCTTCATATCCTATACGCCTCAACTCGTCCAACGACCTACGCGTGCCGCGTATCACTACATCCTCCGCCGCCTCGCCGTACAATTCAATCAACACATCCTCATCGTCAAAATCAACGCGCATCTGCGCTTTCAGCGTCTCAATATCAACAACTTTTAATGCCATTTTCTTATTTATATCGTTTCTAAATAACCAACGCAATCGCGTTTTGTATTACCCCATCCGCATGGCAACTCATAACTCAGCACTCAGCACTTATAACTCACAACTCACACCCCGATTTCACCAATCATTTTCTCTACTTTCGCCCCCAATCTCGCGCCCGCCGCGTTCATGGCCGCATCTGCCGACGTACCGAAAAACTCTTTTTTCCTTATCCGACCACGATTAGCGTTTTGATAGGTTTCCGCTTGGCGGAAATCGGTACCACTATTCACAAACCGCAAAATAAACGCTCTATCTTTCCCGATATACCCGCGGCGGCGCTTTGTCGCGTCGCTCACCTTTCTACGGCGCACAATACCGCTCCGGCCTCCTCTCTGCGGCTTATATACCGCCATTTTCTTCACTCGCTTACTTCCCAATATGTTCAGCATGGCGCCATTTCCATCTTTATAAACCACCATCTTCACACCTTGATACGCCCGTCGCGGGTCATTCGGCAACGCCGCCTTTGCCGCCGCCGTCACTTGTTTCCGCGCTTGCGCCACCTCCGTCCGCACCATCTTGCGCACATCCTTACGCTTAACTACTCCTTGCCACGCAAGTGCCTTGATATGCTCGGCCACCTTGCCATCTACATACATCGCCATATCTTAAAACTCATAATTGTTGTATAACCAAAACGTCATTAACCCACCAATCGCCGCATCTATCTTGCAATTTGCCATCCGTTTCAATGGTTTCTTATTCTCCATCTTGTCAACGTCCAAATAACAATTGCCAAAACAATACGGCCAAATCGGATTGTTATCCAATGCCACCCGCGGCGGATTGCTTTTGGCAGCCATCTCAAAGGTTTCCACCGGTGACGTAAACGAGGCGTAATTTTGCGGCACGGCTTTCAATATGTTTTCCGGCTTACCGCCCGCGCCACTTATCGCTGCGGCCAACAGATTAACGATTTCTTGGCTCTTATAGGCGTCATAACCTATCTGCAATATCTTCATCTGCTTATTTCGCGCCAATATATCCCTCACTATCATACGCCCATCTATCACAGCGCCCTCGCACACGTGCATCCAACCGGCGCTCACCCATATCCGGTATAACTCGCTATTCGGGTGATTGTTCAATGTCTCCTCCGGTATGTAGCAATCCAAATAAAGGTAGAACTTCTTATTAACCGGCGAATAAATGTTATACACTACTACCGAAAAGTCATCCGATACCGACAAGTCCAACGCCACCATCGCGCTCGGCCGGCCTTTCATCGCGTCCAAATCTATGTCGGTTTGCAGAGCTCTTGCCATGCTTGCCGGTATCCATGTTTTCGCGCCTTGGCTCACGAATATATTTAGCAACTTGGTCTTGAACTCAATCATACTTTCCGCGTCTCGCTGCGCTTTCTCCCATTGACGGGCGTAATAGGTTTCTTGCACCGTGATACCGATATGCGGATTGCACTTCCTCCACACGCTTTTCTTGCATATCTCGTCATCTACTTGCTCCCAATAATCGGGCATGAATAGGCTTGCAAACGTGCTATCGTCGCGCAACTCATCGCGCAATATCTTCTTGGCATTTTCCAAATCTACGGCAAACGGGCCATCGCTCACGCGGCTTGCCGTCGTTATGATTATCGTCAGCGGCTCGCGCCTTGTACCCATGGAACTATTAAGCACTTGTAGCAACTCGGCGCCAACGGAATGGTCTTTTACATACGACGCCTGTGCATACTCATCAAATATCACTAACGAGGCGGCCAAACCGTCCTTTGTGTCCGCGCCACCTGTCAAACACTCCACAAAACTTTCCTTGCCAAATTTATTCGGTTGTTTCCAATGCAATGTCTCGCGTGTCGGCTTGAAATACTTTTTCTTCATGTCCAACTGACGCACGATTTTGCTAATCTCCTCAAAACAAATCTTTGCTTGCTTGTAACTATTCGCCGCCGTATAGGCTTGGGCGTTGGTATCGCCAAACAATAACTCATGCACCGCCAACGACGCGGTACTCGTTGTTTTCGAGAATTTACGCGGCACGAACAATATGGCCTCACGACACAACCGGCGCAACTCATACACCACACCATCCTCCACTTTCTGTTTAACGCCTTTTTTCTGTTTGATTGTGTGCCCATGGCCCACCTCTTCCCATACGTAGAAACCCAAAATATTGGCGAATTGAAAATATTGTATCGGCGTCAGCCTATACGACCGGCGGCCATCCATGCCGCTAAACTTCAAACTTTCGTAAAACGCGGCAAATTTTTTCACCTTGCTCGGCAAAAACACGTATTCATCCATCAACCGAAAGAACTTAATCACGGCCAACACTTCATACAGATTATGCGCCTCCGGATTGTTACGCACCTCCGACACATAAGAATATAGACGCGGGTCAATACCTTGCAATTGGTACCGCTCCACGTCTATCGCCGCCAATCTCCTTGCAGCCTCATCCTTATACTCTCTCGTCGTAAAATCCATTATCTATTCCTTTTTCTTGTAGGGACGCCGCGTGCCGTGTCCGCGTAAACCGCCACCATTGTAGGGACGCGGCACGACGCGTCCGCCGATTACCGCCACGCCACCGCCCGCATGGCAATTTTTAATTTTTAATTGCCCGTTCACCCATTAAACCACGTTATTTTCTCGCCGCTCTCCTCCGCATCCACACGTACATCAATATGCGTCCACCCATTCGTGCCGCGCTCGCATCGGATAGGGTAGGGCAACCGCTCTTTATTCTCCTCCAACCATCGTTGCACCTCCGCGCTCTTCATCCCCACCACGCCAAAATCAACCGCCTTTCCCTGTATATGCTGACTTAAATACACTTTCTCTAACGCCGTCTTTTCTTTCACCAACGCGCAACAATTACATCGCAATCCCCTTTGGCTATATTGCCCACCTTTCGCCCAATTGTTCACCACAATCGGCAATCCCAATTCCTCTCTTATCCACAACAACACCGCCAACACGCGTCTATCCATAAACACCCACGCACTCTCGCCAAACCGCTCCCACACATGCGGGCAGACTAACTCCTTAACGCCAAAATACTTTTGTACCATATCTCAAAATCATATAAATCAATAACACAACCAATCCCAACAACGCCACATCACCGGCCGCCATCCGCGTCCGTTCCCACCACGACAACGCCCGCTCTACCTCCACCACGTTCGTAATGGTATCGTTGCGCTCAATATACGCCGTATCTCGCAACACACGCTCCCGATACTCCACGCGCCACCGGTCACGATACACCGTGTCCCCTTTCTCGCGTATCAACACGCTATCACGCACATACACACTATCACGTTCCACGCTGCGCAAATAGATACTATCACGTTCCACTCGCTCCGGCTCCGGCTCCGGCAACGTCCTACAACCCACCATCACCACACACACCAACAACACCGACCAAACCTTTTTCATCCTTTAATTTTTAATTCTTAATTTTTAATTGCGTTAAATCCACATGCAACTCCGCCGCCTTGCGCTCCATCAACGCCGCATTAAGAAACGGATTGCAATGTATTTCCTTATGGCACTCATGGCACAATACCATGATATTCTCTTCCATATCCACCAACTGCGGAAACTTCGCACGGGACAAAATATGGTGTAATTCCAACGCACCCCCCCTATTTTTTGTCCCGCATCGCTCACATACACCGCCGCGCTTTTCCACTATGCTCTGTTTCCACCGCCCAAACTCCCGACGCTCTGCTCTCGTCGTATGCTCATGCGCCGGCCTCGGCCTCATCCGGCAATCACTCAAATACAATCGCCACTTGCTCCACTTCCAACTCCAAACCATACCCAAATATTTTTCACGGTTTAACTTCTACATTTACCACTCTTCTCTCCACAAAATAGGCCTCAACACTAACCAATTTCTTGCCTTTCCGCTCAAAGTTTCTAAACGCTATCTCTTGGCCGCTTATCCATAGCGCCGTGTGTTTTATATCTTTGCTTATTAGTCGAAACATGGCCTCCATATATGGCCGGTCTTTGGCGGTCACATACGGCAACAGGAACTCAATAACACGCACAAACGCCATCCGCGCGCCTTGAAAATAGGTGGAATAATCGTGTATGTTCATCATATTCACCTTAACCGGCATTTCCAACGCCAAACGCACCTCCTCGTTGCTAATATGCTCTTTCAGCAACTCTCTATATCTCGCCAACAATCGCTCTACTTTTGTCGCCATGCCATTACTTTCTATCGTTACAAATGATTTTCACTAATGCCTCCATGCTCCACACCGGACGCACAAACCTCCAACTCTCGGCCATTACCGACGCATAGGTCAAATAATTCACACCCATCGGCAACCTATACACATGGCCGTCCTCCTCAAACATGTCCGCCGTATCAACAGACACACCGGCCGCCAACAATCGCCTCGCAAGTTCCTCCGTGGTTGCCATTATTCACCCTCCGTCATTGATTGCATCAACTGCGTCAACGCATCGTCGCCGCCGCCGGTCTCAACGCCTTTCTCTATCTCCTTATTCATTTGCAGAGCTCGCAAATCCCTCCGCGCTTGCGCGGCCAACTTAATGTATAGCGTGAAAATCGGATTTTCCTTTGCCCTAATATCGCCCTCTCTACTCTTCTCCGTCAGCACCGGTTTTTCCTCCGCATCCATCGCAATGTCCCACACCTTTCTCGTCAATATCACACTCATCGCCGCAATCTCCACTTGGTACGTGTATTCACCCGAATACTTACCACGCTCCGTCAACGCCCGTCGCATGTAATCTTTCAGCGATTTCAACATCTTCTGTTTTTCCGTCAACGGTTTCCGCTCCTTTTTTGCCTTTTTTTTCTCCGCCATAATGTTAAATCTATTTAAGTATTACAACATTTTCATTTTCTCATATTTACCCCATTTTTCACCCATTTTCGCACAATCTCCCATACATTACGCGCACCAACACCACCTTTTCCACCGGCCACATCAGCACCACAAACCGGCCACAACCTCGCCAACCGCAACTTATAGCCTCAACCACCCCAACAATCCCTATAACAACTTTACCCCTTAACTCTACCCCCACGCCCCAAAAAAAATCACCAATTTCTCTTCGCTT